TATGCTCAATTCAGTAATTTTATTTATAGGGGTTATTTAGATTTTATCCAGCGTCAAACCAACCACTATCAGAACCAGAAGTATTACCAAATAATTTATCTCCAAGTTGATTTGCATAATCTATTTCTTCCTGAGATCTTGGAGGTATTAAATCTCTATTTCCTGCTCCAACTTTTGCTGGTGGATTTAAAAGATTTTTTCCTTCTCCACCTCCACCACCACTCATAAATGCTTTCTCTGCAGCAGACTTATTTCTATCAGAACCAGAAGCAACAGAAGCAGTTGAAGTCTTACCACAAACATACCGATCATAATTAAACGAAGCAGTTGCTTTTAATACCTGAGAGTTTTGATACTGAACAACTGTGGAGTTTAATTCAATTGGATACAATCCACGAAAACCATACTCAAGTGTTTGTCTATAATTTCTTTCAAACTTAACAATCTTTGTACTATGAGATTTATATGACTTTGGATAATTCATCCTGTAATGATAAGCATCTTCTAAATTACTTCCACCAGATCCATTACTGATATATTCCATCCAATGCTCTAAAAACTTTAATGACTTATATTCATTATCAACATAAAATTCTAATTGCATTTGAACAAACTTCTTAGTATGTGGCATTCGTTCAGCTATACCTTGATACTCGCCTACAGCATCAATTGTTGCAAAAGCACTTCCAGGCAAAACTGCCTTACTACATAATAATCCTATTTCACGTAAATCAAACCTATCATCAACTCCTTTTGATTTTAAAAACTTAGTTAAATTAGGTCCCGATGATGAATAATTAGGAAGACCAAATTCAACAACGTAATGAGACGATTGTGCTACATTCTGAAACGTAGGCAAAATCTGAGATATTTTCTTTGGTATTGGGCGTGTCACTCTAAATAGTTCTACTATATCATTTCTATTTAGATGGCTTATAAAGGAAAATATCGACCATCACACCCTAAAAAGTATAAAGGTGATCCTACAGGTATAATTTTCAGGTCTTTGTGGGAAAGAAAGTTTATGGTTTACTGTGATCAAAACAAAAATGTATTAGAATGGGCAAGTGAAGAAATAGCACTACCATATAGATCTCCTGTAGATAATAAGGTGCATAGGTATTTTCCAGACTTCTATATGAAAGTAAAAGAAACTAATGGTATCATTAAAAACTATGTTATTGAAGTAAAACCACTAAAACAATGTTCTCCTCCTAAAAGGACAAAAAAAGGACAAACTAGAGGATATATGCGTGAAGCATATGAATATGCAAAGAACCAAGCAAAGTGGCAAGCAGCAACAGAATTCTGTAAAGATCGTCAATGGGAATTTAAAGTAGTCACTGAAAAAGAACTAGGTATTAAGTAATGGCTAGAAGAAGAGCTAAAAGAAGAACTGGTGGTCCTTCATATGATGAAGTAAAAGCAAAAATTGATGCCAAAGAAGAAGCAAAGAAATCTAAAAAAAGTACCTTAACAACTGCAACAAAATCAAGAGAAAAAACTACTTCTAGTACAACAGAAGAATCTAAACAAGAAGAACAAAGAAACAGAATATCCCATATACGAGACAACTTAATAGGTACAGAACATCCTGATGATTTAATGACAAAAATCATAGAATCATTATCAGCAAGTGGTAGAGTACCTCAAGAAGGAAAATATTATGTATTCATATACAATGCAAAAACACCCAATTTAAGATACGATCAACATCCTATGGTAGCCGTTACTAATCTTTTTGAATGGGGATTTCGTGGTATTAATTTTCATTGGAATACTCATAGAAATTACACATGGAATGAGGTTATGGGTGGATTATATGAGATTACTCAAGATGAATTGCAAGACCTTGATGGAGTACCTTTTGCAAGATTCCGTATGAATGTATAAATAAACAATATACTAAGAATAAGGTCAATAAATGGCAATGGGGACCTGGCGGGTAGATCCCGTAGAAAATAGAAAATTACAAGAATCTGTTGGTGCTAAAGTAACAGGATCACCAACACAAACTACCCAAACTGGTGCTAAAAAATCAGATGGTTATGGTTCTCCCTTCTTTTTATCATATCCATTAAATAGATCACCTATTGCTAAGGAAGATAGTTTTTTAATACAAGCAGTAAAATATAGACCACCCGAAAAAGGTAAGGGTATTGGTGGACAATTTGGAACAGGGGAAAAAGGTTCTAGTATTGATGGAATAAAAAAAGATTATGAAAAATTTGGAAAAGAGGGAACCCCATTAAAATATAATACCCAAATGGGAAAAAGTATGTCTTCCCGATATGATCAATATTCAAAAGGAAATGCAGGATTTAAACAATTCACAAAGTTTTATATAGAACTACCAATACCACAACAAATAAGTGATACAACCTCTGTGACTTGGGGTGAAAGCACAATGAACCTATTTACAATAATGGGTATGGATATTGCAAACTCTATGATGTCTAATTCTGGAGGAGAAAATTGGGATAACCTTATGACTATGGTTACTCAAGGAGTTGAAGTTGAAGGTATAGAAACGGGTGGTACATTATCAAATACTCTAAGATCAACATTAGCAGGTTTAGCAGTTAATCAATTCGGTGCAAATGTAACTGCAAATAATGTATTATCAAGAGGATCTGGAAATATATTAAACTCAAATAAAGAATTATTATTTGATGGTGTAAATCTAAGAGAGTTTAGATTTGATGTTACTTTTACTGCAAGGGAAAAGAAAGAAGGTGAACGAATAAAGAAAATTATAAGATCTTTAAAACAAGCAATGTCTCCTAAAGCAGATGGATTAGGATCAAGTGAATATAGTAATAGTGGTGGTACTAGTGCAGGTGTTTTTGTATCTGCTCCAGATCTATTCTTACTTAGATATTTAAGTGGAGGTAAACAACATCCATTTTTAAATGTATTTAAACCCTGTGCATTAGCAGCATTAAGTGTTAATTATACAGGTAATGGAAACTATTCAACATATGAAGATGGAACACCAGTACACATTAAAATGCAAATGACATTTAAAGAGACTAATCCAATATATGCTGAAGATTATGATAATGTTCCGCTAACAGATGGAGTAGGATACTAATGGGATATTTCAGACAAGTACCTAATGTAAGTTACCCATCACCACTATCATCAAAAACTAGATCTGGTGATTATATAATAGTTAAAAACTTTTTCAGAAAAGTTAAAATAATGGATTGGTTAGCAGATTCTGCAACCGTCTTTAATAAGTTTATTATTGCAGAAGATGCAAGACCTGATACTGTTGCACACGAAGTATATGGTTCTTCTGATTTAGATTTTGTAGTTGTTCTTACTGCTGGTATAACTAATGTTCATAACGATTGGCCATTATCTGATCAAAAATTATATAATTATACAGTAAACAAATATGGTCTTGCTAATATAAACAGTATTCATCATTATGAAACTATTGAAATAAAAGATGATAAAAATAGATTAATACTAGAACAAGGAAGATCAGTAGATTCTACTTTTACAATTCCAGGTCCAGGAAGTGTTTGGCCATTAAATGCAACATGGACTGGAGATACGGGTGGGGAAAAAATTCAATACGCTGGAACAGTTGATATAACACCATTAATAGGTATTTCTAATTGGGAATATGAATCTGTTAAAAATGATAAAAAGAGACAAATCGATATCTTAAGACCAGAATTTTTACAGATGTTCTTACAAGATCTTAAGAGAATAATGAGATATGACAGAAACTCACAATATCTAGATCCATTCCTCATTAAGACTGAAAATACTTCTTTATTGTCATAAAAAAAGACCCCCGAAGGGGTCTGATCAAAAACAAACAGGAGTAGTTCTATGAAAACTCCTGTATTATATCATGATTCTGCTAATTTAGCAAAGTATGATAATGCGTCATCGTCATTATCTGAAGCAGGTGCTTTAGATACAGATTCTACTGTCTCAACAACAGGAGCAGATGCTCTTACATCTTCAAACTCTTGCTCTACAGTTTCAACATCATTACGAACTTGCTTAGTTCCAAGAACACTACTCAAACGAGTCTTAAGTTCGTCATATGATTTGAACTGATCATTAGCAACTAATTCTGCTAGGGAATGCTCCTTCTTCCAGATTGCTTCCATCGCATCGTCATCATCTAGTAAAGCACTAGTGGCAGCGAAC